ATGAGCATGAAGGTGTAGCTACTGGAAACTTTGGATCTGGAGATGCAGTCAAAGGTGCAAGAAACCTATTTTTAGGTGCAGGTGCTGGTCTTTGTGCTGGAATTGGTGAAATGAACTGGGTTGAAAAAACCTTTGACTATGGCAACAAGCTAGGTATTGCTGCTGGTCAAATATACGGAATAGACAGAGCTGTGTATAACAGTAAAGACTACGGATGTATTCAGTACCTAACTCAAAGGACTGATCTGTAATCAGTAACTAACTAAGGGGCGGGCATTTTGCTCGCCCCGCCTTAGAGAGATTATGACTTTAGCAAATATAAGAACCGAAATAAGAAATATTACTGGCGTAGAAGATACCAGTGTGGTTGCAGATTCTGTATTAACAGATCTAATTAATAAAGGTCAGACTATTTTAGCCGATGAAGCGAATCTATTTGCAGGGTACGCAACTAGAAATAGCGTTTCAGGGACAGGTGAATATCAGCTTGTTAATGGAAATGGTGTATCTGTTGTTGCGTGGACAATCGTAGAAAATGCAGCTTCCGCAGGTAGTTCCAATCTTGCAAATATGATTCGTATTTATCGTATTGATTTTGGTGGTGATCAAATGACTCGTATTGGTATGGATCAAATACACAATATCAGTAGCAATGTAGGTGATGTTCAGATGCCTTCCGCACATGGATACTATATTAACGATATAAGTTTAGGTATTTTCCCTATTCCTCAAGTAGTAAAAGAAATCAAGGTGTACTACTATCATTTACCTACTACACTATCTGGTGATTCAGATGTACCTATGATAGATACTCGCTATCACGAATGTTTAGTCTATTACGGATCATGGAAAACCGCAGAAAGACTGAGAGATATGAATATGATTTCCTACTTTAAGAATGAATGGTTAGAGTGGAAAGAAAAAGTAGTCATGGATCGTCAACGCAGAGCAGGAGAACCGAAGTTCAGTATTAATTATAAGGACTTTTAATGCCAAGATTACGGATTAGGGATTTCTCTGGTGGTTTGGTAACAAATCAATCTGAATTTGACATATCAGAAAATCAATATACTGCTTTTGAAAATGTAATGAATAAAATGCCTGGTCGTTTAGAGAAATTTCTAAATGATTCAGATGCAAGCGGTGGTATTACATCTTTAAGTGATGTACAAACAGAGCTTGTTTTATACCGAACAGAAAAAGATAATTCCAATAATAATGTTTCTACTCAATGGTGGGTAGTAGGAAACGGAACAGTGCTTAGAAGGCAAGCTACTTCCGCTGGTACTGGTGGCACATTTATTGATGTAGTTACTGGTTGGACAGGTACACCTTTGTATGATTTTCTTGTCCATAATCAAGTCTTACGAATATCGGATGGTAGTTTTACTAACACTACGAAATGGTACGGTCATATAAAACGAGATATTTTTGGAAAAAATATTGCAATAGGGGATGCAGGAACAGATGCAAGTACGCAAGTACCTAGATATGCTGTAGTCACTCACAATACCACCATTAATAATTGGTATGTGCAAAATGCTGAATTGGAAGCTCCAACTGTTGTCAAGATGAATATGGCTCACGATGGTTTAATATCTTTAGCAGGTTGTAGTTACAATAATAGCACTGCAATCGCTACAACAAATGATACATTAGGTCTATCTGTTGGTATGGAAGTATCTGGAGATAATATCCCTACTGGGGCAACCATTACTCAAATTACAGATGATAATAATTTTGTTATCAGTGCTGCAACAACAGGTGGAAGTTTAAGTGGAAAAACTTTAACATTCACCACATTAAGCAATGATTCAGATGTTGGTTTATTTGTGTATGAACCAAGAACAAAATACTCTGTGAGTTCTACTCCTGACACAGAAAGTGACGAACACAATGCTTGGATCAACGCAATGGATAATGAAACATTTGATCCAGCAGACAGATGGGCAGTCACCTATCTTTACGATTATGTGCAAGAATCCTCGTTATCTCTAAATCGAAATGGGGAAATAGGTATTACAGGTTTTGAAGTAGAAAAAGGCTCAGATGAAGAATCAGATAGCACTGGTACTACTACTGAAGCATTGGATCTTACAGAAGATGATATAAGTGTATCAGACGGAACATTATTTTCAACCTATAGCTATATTAAGATTGATGAAGAAATTATGTTTATTACTGCAATTAGCAGCAATACATTATATGTTAGAAGAGGTCAATTAAAAACACAAGCTCAAGAACACGCAACGGAAGCATCTATCTTTTACCGTAGTTCTCCACAAAAAGGTAGAGCAATTAATTTAGTGCTTAATGGAATCACTTCATCTGGTTATCACAACCCAAGAATAACTGGAATGAATATTTATTGGCAGCCTAAAGATGATGTAGATTGGTATTTGGTAGAGACTTTAGATATAAATAGAGGGTATTCTGATAGTCCTCTTGCAAGTGTACCTAATAATGAAGTTAATGGTAGTAATACTTTATTCCCTTTTTATTCATCTGATGTGTACAATGAATATGCCTTAAAGAATTATGGATATTGGCTGCCTTGTCCAAATTCAGTAGCAACAGACGATGTAACTAATGCAGTGGATGGCAGTGGTAATCAATTTTCTTTAAATCAATTATACTGGGGTGGGCAAAGTAATGATTTTAGAGCTACCAGTGAAATAAGCGGTACAGCAATCCTGTCTCGAAAAGAAACCAATGATAGCACAGATTTAACAACTCAGTTTAATAGATTAAGTTCTTTTTTTGTACCAATCGCTTCTATTACTGCTACTTTTTCAAAAATAAATTTTAGAAGATACAATAACATTAATCGTGTAAATAACTATGCTGCTACTACATCGAATGTGGTTAAGCAAAATCGTATTTCTACACATACGGCACTCAGTGATAAGGTCACTACATGGTATATCCCTTTTGATGGTTTAAAATTAGCTACCTATAATTCATTAACGGGTAGAGCTGCAAAGACAAAGTTAGCAGCAATTAAATGGAATACATCTGCTGTGGTGAACAATCGTGGATATTATGCAAATATAGATACTGTAGATGAAAATGATCAGACAGCTAGAGAGCAAAACAGAGTTTATTTTACTGATCCATATAAGCTAGACGAAGTATTACCTGGAAGATATTTTGATATAGGTAGAAATGATGGCGATAGTATTACTCGCCTTTGTTCTTATCGAGGCAAGTTATTTGTTTTTAAACCAAATCATACTTATGTGTACAATCAAAGACATCAATTAGAAAGAGTATTTCAAGGTGTTGGCGCAGTGCATAAGCACGCAGTCATTGAATCACCACTTGGATTAGTATGTGCTAGTGAAGTAGGTGTATTTAGTGTAACTCCTACACAGTCTAGGGAATTGACATTTAATATTCGATATACTTATCAGGCATTAACCTTTGATCAGACCGCAGTAGGCTATAATGCTAAAGATAGTGAATTGTATGTTATGTATGATGCGGATGATTCTTCTATTTATGTTATGAACCTTGATAATGGTAGCTGGGTAAAACGATCTATTGATGCTACAAATATTCGTACTAGAAGTAATTATGTATATGGTACAGGTTTACGCGCTCAATTTTTTAATGTTACTTCAGGAGCTTCTACGGTAAGAAGAGTGGGAACTGGATCTCAAAACTCAGACAATTTTACAGTGACTACTAAAAGGTTTGATTTTGGTGCGCCAGAATTACAAAAAAGATTTAAAAAAATTAATATAACCTATCAATCAGCATCTGCATTAACAGTGGAGATCTATGCAGGCGAGGCGGGTACAGGATCATCTGTAACTGAAACATTAACCTTTCCTGTAAAAACGAGTATTGTCAATGTTAGCAAAGCTATGCGTGCAGTAGGAAAAACATTAGTAGTAAAAATAACCTCTGCTTCAAATGAATTAAAATTAGAATCTATTGATATTGATTATGATATATTAGGGAGCAATCCATAATGGCTGATGTAACTCAAGATTTATTGACTACGGAATTAGATACAAAGCAAGATACTTTGTTGCCATTAAAACAAGGATTGTATTCCAGTGGAGAAGGCAATGATGGGGATATGTGTGTATGTATTAACAATGGGAAGAAAATATTCGGGGTTAAGTTTCAAGGAGAATGGAATTATACTGAATTAACTTTAGAATCTGATCCATTTGATAAAGGTGTTATACATGAAGAGATTAATAATGACTTTGTATCCCTATTAACACGATATTCAAAAAATATTTCAAGAATTTTAAATCGTAGAACTCCAAGAACCTTTAATTTTCCATTTTACGCTAGATCTTATACTTATACAAGCAGTGGTGTTTCTACAGATAATTATATTACTGATGCAATTGTAGTTCCTGGTAGTGTAGATCTTCTTTTATTAGATAGGTTAATTAGTGGTTCAGTAACAGATACTTTAGGTTCACAATCTCCTAGAGGTACTGTACCATATAAGTGCGTATTGAAAACTGTAGTTATTACTGCTAGGCATATTACTCATAGCACAGATGATCGTAGTTCTACTTCTATTGGATTAACAGGAAATGCTTATGATACCTCTTTATCTACTTTAGGTACTCTTTCTCAAAGTTTAACAGCTACCGTTGCAGGTAGTTTTACACGATATATTAATGAAGATTTTTCAAATATTGTTATTCCGAAGCATGGGCATTTTGATATGGTTCTTGCAGTGACTAATCCTACACATCGTAAAGTATCATCAATTAATGGAATTATGATATTTGAAGAGGTAATATGAAACTTAATAAAAATAATAGGTTATATAACAGTATAGAGGTAATCTGATGAGATATACAAAAAAAGCAAGAAAAACAAAATATAGCAAGCAAACAACTAGAGTAGACATTATTGATAATACTACAGGGCAGGTAGTTGCTAGTTTTCCTACTACTGGTGGGCAAACACGAGAGCAAGGTGTTGGAATTGCCAATAGAAATGCAGATGCAGAACTAGCGAGGCTAAATGCTGCTGCTGAAGAAGCTGGTGAAGATTACGGATCAAGAGAAGAAATGCAAGCTGCTGAAAATGAAATACTGCGCAGAGAAAGATTAGATGAAGATGTTGCTAAGTTTGAAGATCGGATTACCGAAGCAGGAAGGTTACGAGAAGAACTTGCAGAAAATGTATCTGCTAGAAGAACAGGACAACTTCTAAGTCAACTTCAAAGATCTATTTTAGGTACTGGTGGAGATACAGCACAAATCGAAGCATTGACTCCTCAAATTCAAGAGCAGTCCAATAGGTCTTTACAGGATTTAATAGCAGGTAGTCAGGCACAAACTCAACAGCAGTTAGCTCAATTTATTCCTACAGAAATTGGAGCAAACTACAATCAAGACAATCTTTCCGATGCTATGAGCAGATTTCTAATGGAAGAAGAAACTCAACGCGCTCAGATACAGGCTAATTTGGATAGTCAACCTGAATGGTGGGAATCTATCTTAGGTCAAGGAGCGCAATTAGCTGGCAATCTTGCTGTGAAATATGCAACTGGGGGGATGGTATAAATGGCTTTTAAGTTTAAAGTAAAGAAAAGACCAAGCATGGGTCAAGCAGTTGCAAGTGCATTTGCAGCAGGAGCAATACAAGGTGGCACTACCGCTTTGCAAAATGCTATGAAGGAAAGGGAAGATAGGAAAAATAATAGTACAAAGGAATTAAACTCATTCAATAGTGTTATTTCTGGTTTACCTTCTACTCCAGACAATCTATCGAAGATCATACCAATTAAAAGTAAAATTGCTACAGGTGAAATTACCGCACGCAATGGTTTGGATATTTTAGGTGTAGATCTAGACTATCAAACAACACAGCAAAAAAATGCTGAGATAAAAGCAAAACAGGATGAATTTTCAAATCTTTCAAGTGACCCTGATATTGTTGCAGCAGAAATGAGAGCAAAATTAGTTACAGGTACAGAAGAAAATCCTGTAAAAATGGTTGGCGTACCTCCTACAAAAGAAGTAATTGATCTAAGAAAGA